GGCACAAGGACGGTTTAAACCCTTGGTATCTCTACTCAGCATAAACCCATGAATAAACGATTTCTCAGATGCCCTTCGCAAGAGGGGCATCGAGGAAGTCAACGAGCAAGCCAAGGAAACCGTGGCGACATAACGGAACCAGTCAGAGCGCTACCCAAGGTTTTGCTCCTGTAAGGCTGGGGCTTTCCGGACCGGCGTTGTGGGTGCCCCAAGTGGGGATAAGCCTGTGTCGTACGACGAGGAAAGTGCGTGATCTGACCGACTTGCCGCCGTAAGCGGCATCCGATTTCTCAGATGCGCTTGGGTACAGGCGCATCGAGGAAGTCAACGAATCCGGTCAAGAGGGCAAGACATGAACGCATACAAGGCAGGTGACAAAGCCTGCTACCTCGGTCGAGCACGCGCCACTGTACTGGGCAAGACATCGCGCGGCTACCGCATCGAATACTGGGGCCAGGGTGCCCGCGATGGCGAACTGATCCGCGCAACTGTTCCGGCGCGCGACCTGATGCCGATTTGACCACTTCACTGATGCCGCTTCGATGAGGCGGCATTGGGAAGTCAACCGAGGATTCAGAGATGAACCAGATTTCAATCGTGGGCTACGAAAGCGACTGCAATTGCGAGCACTGTGGTCGCGCCCTGAAACATGGAGTTCGCCTTAGCGATGGGCGATTGGTTGGGGCCACCTGCCTCGACAAGAAGCTGACAAAGCCGCGCCAGTACAAAGGCAAGTCGTTCCGCTTTGGCGCCGAGCACATCATCAAAATTGCCAAAGTCGTTCAGTTCTACTCGCCGTCCAATTGGGCGCGCTTTGGTGTTTCCGCATCGAGCACAACTTTTGAAGGTATCGCATGAAGATAAGACCAAAAGCTGGGCCAGCAAGCTTGAAAGGAGACGGGCGTGACTACTCGCGCCTAGTCCTCGCGGCATTCGCCCAGATCACCGAAGACGATGAAATTGATCGGATTGTTGAGCTAAATCGCAGGAAGCGCGAAGTGAATGAAAATGCCAAGAAGCGGTTCTAACCCGCCGCCCTGCCGGCATCACCGAGGAAAGGACATGAGAGTTCACGAGAAATTCAGCAAGAAGGGGGCGAGGCCGCTGGAGTGCGTACAACCAACTGTTCGCACTATCGCCGGCGCCGTACATCCAGTCGCGGTTGAGTTCTTCCAGACGAGCGATTCCTGCGATGGCCGCACCCTCACTGCATTCATGACGCCGCAAGAGGCGATGAAGTTGGCCCTGCATCTGCTGCACGTCGTGCAGGGCGCTATGCGCTAACCCGCCGCCCTGCCGGTAACAGGGTACCACCCGCGCCTGCCGGGTTCCCCAACGCAGGCCCGATCCACCTGGCTCCCCATCGCCAGGCTGTATCGGAGAGTGGTCTGGCCGCACAGCGCTAGGGGTATAGCGTGTGCTGCGGGTACCACCTGAATCAGTTCAGAGTCACGCCGCCAGATGACCCAATCCAGTCGGACAGAGACTCAGCACCGGCCAGACCACTCCCCCATACAGCCACCACGCAATCACAACAGACGGAGGCCCCATGGCGGCCAAATCGTTCAAGCAGATGATCAAGGACGGCGACCTGAAGCGCGCGGATGCGATGAAGGCTCGCCTCGAAGACCTTCACGAAGAGCCCGGCTTCAACCTGCGCGCCGAGGGCGAAGACCTCGAGCAGAGCATCGCGGATCTGGCCGACTACCTGCACCAGGGCGGCATCGTTCCTGCCCTCGAAGTGCGACCGCGCGAAGAAGGCGGCATGTGGGTTGTCGACGGACACCGCCGCCGGCGCGCTTACCTCAAGCTCGACGCCGAGGGCCGTCTGCCGCGTGACCCGAACGGCGAGTTCTGGGTGCCCATCGTTGCGTTCGCCGGTAACGACGCTGAGCGCGTGCTCCGCGTGATCACGTCCCAGGAGGGGCGCAAGCTCTCCCCTCTGGAGCTCGCACACGGCTACAAGCGGCTCATTGCGTTCGGGTGGACCGTCGAACAGATCGCCCAAAAGATGGGGCGCACCCGTCAGCACGTCGACCAGGTGTTGGTCGTAGGCAACGCGAATACCGATGTTCAGCAGTTGATCAGCTCCGGCGCGGTAGCGGCCACCACCGCCGCGCGGATCGTCAGGAAGCACGGCGAGAAGGCCGGGCAGGTGCTCGGCCAGCAGCTCGCGAAGGTGATCGCAGCGGGAGGGACAAAGGTCACCCCCAGAGCGGTAGCCGAGCCGACCGTGCCGCGCGCCATTCTCGATGATCTGCTGAAGGTCACTACCGATATCGTCGATGCCTTCCCTACGGCACTCCGCGCAGGCCTGGCCGAAGGCCCGGAATCGATCACCCTCACCACTCGCTCGGCATGGGTAGAGCGGTTGATGGATCTCGTCGCTCAGGCGAAAGAGTCCCTCCAGGGGTAAGCCATGTTCATCCTTCCATTCCTCATCGGCCTGGTGCTTCACGACCAGCGGCCCGAACCGCTGCGCGCGCTCGAAAGCGACAGCGCCGATCCTGACCTGGGCGCCTCGGCGCCAGCAGGCCGAGAACGATGTACCGCGGGGCGTCCGGAGTTCGGGCTCCAGGCGTCCCGCCCAAAATGCTTCAAACCATAAGGCGGTTTGTAAGTAGAGGCGGGGCGGTGGGCGCCCCGCTTCACCTCTCTCTCGACTTCATGCGCGAGCACTCCACGCAATGCCGAGTGCTGACCCATGCAGCCAAGGAGCTATTCCCATGCAAGCAATCCAATGCGGCGGATGGATCGGCCGCCAGGGCCTCGGCCTGGCTCCCCGCGAACTCGAAGCTACCGCCTGGAGCGCCAGCGAACTGACCGCGAAAGAGGTCGCGCGGCGCATGGGAATCGCCCCAGGGACCGTCGAGAAGCGCCTAGACGACGCCAAATTCAAGCTCGGCGTGCGCAGCGTGCGCGGACTGGTGCTTGAGGCGTTCCGACGCGGAATCATCTCGCCTGCCGTCGTCTTGCTCGCATTCCTCGTCGCCGGCCACCCGCTGATCGATGACGACCACATGAACCGGAACCGCAGGCCGAGCAACGAGCGGCGAATCACCGAAGCCCGCACCGTTCGCCGGATCGACGAAATCACCATCAACGCGTAGGAGAACCACAATGCTCAAGCATCAGGAACAAACCGAAGTTCTCGCCGGCCTGCCCTCCCAGACCGCCCTCGCCCGCCTGGCGTTCGTTCAGCGGCTCATGGCTCCTGCGGTGGAGGAACCCTACCAGGTCGTGCCTCAGGGTCGCGGATTCTTCCACATCGTCGAGACCGCTACTGGCGCGGTGCGCGGATTCCGCCGGAACCACAACGAAGCTTGCGCCTACGCAGAGCATTTGAAGCGCCAGCAGGCCGCTAAGTGACCAGGCGCAGAGCAATTCGAACCGGCGGCATCGGTGCAGCCCTGGGCTTCATCGTGCTTGTGTTCGTGCTCCCCGCGGCTGTTCGGCAACAGCCACCCAGGACGCCGCCGTCCGCCGCCGCGCCAGCAGTTCAAGAGGCGAAGCCTCGAACGGTCTCCTACCGCTCAAGCGCCAGCCGCCAACACTCCTACATCTTCTGACCGGAGCCGAATGGTGATCAGCAAACGCCAGGCCCTGCTCAGGAAGCCATGGCGAGAGCTGACTACCCGAACGACTGAACTCGGCGTCGAGAAGCTTTGCCCCGGCTGCCTGCAGTGGTGGCCACAAGATGAAGAGTTCTTCTCCTTCATCTCCACCAGATGCCACTTCCACAACGAATGCCGCGCATGCAGGGCAGCAGCCCAAGCCAGGCGGCGACAATCGAGGATCGCAGCATGAGCCTGCCAATCAATGCACTGAAGGATGACGAACTGCTGCACTACTCGCAGTTCGATTCAGGGGCGGCCGACGAGCTGGCAAGACGGCTCGCAACGGGCGACCTGCATATAGTCGATGAGCTAAGCGAGCTTGAGGAATACGCCAGGGAGCTGGAAGAAGGGAAAGAAGAGGCAGACGACGACCTTGAGGTTGAGCGGGCAAAGTGCCGCGATGCGATCGCCGTTCTCGAAGCCACAGTGCAGTTTAAGCCAAAGACGGTAGACGACGCGCTGCATGCAATCAGGTCGGCGATAGAAATTCTGGAGGGCTGATGGCCAAGACCAACGCCCAGCGCCAGCGGGAGAAACGCCAGCGACAGCGAGAGGCAGGCATCCCCGAGCGCAAGCTACCCTCACCGCCCGCAATCGACGCAGCGTTTGAGCGCCTGCAGGCGGTCGGCGATTTCGAGGACTGGCGAGAAGCGTTCTCGACGCTGCTACTCAACGCCTCAGCCCTGCCCGATGCCGATCTCCTGCCTCTCCTCGTCGTGTCGCGACACGAATACACGCCCAGCGAAAACGTGTCGCGACAACTACTCGCCGCCGAACTCTCCGTCGCCGACGACGAACAGTAACCCACCACCAGATCACCGACGCTAGCACGCCTGGCGCGGCTCTACTCGTCCTGAGGATTACCACATGAGCACTTTTGCCGTGTTCGGCATGACGCGAGACGTAGCGCTCGCCATGGCCAATAAAGAAGTGAAGTCGGTACGCAAGACACCGCTCGGGGATGAGCATGTTCCGATGAGCGAATGGCTCGCCGCAGTCGAGCGGAAGGCCGACAACATCATGACCGGAACCAAGGTCGTCCAGTTGAGCCAACCCCTGGATACGCCGGACTTCTGTCAGCAGTTCATCGACCTCGCACGGAAGACCCTGGAATGCCGCGACATGCAGATCCGCGCCAGGGTCCAGCTTTGGAATGACGACGGAACGCCAGTCCTGACCAAGAAGCGCAAGCACAAGGTCGAGTGGCAGCAGTTCGGCCACCAGCCAGGGAGAGCAGCAGCATGATGCGCCGCGTCTACTTGTCCGGCCCCATGACCGGCATCCCAGACTTCAACTACCCCGCGTTCAACGCCGAGGAGCGGCGGATCAGAGCCCTCGGCTATATCGTCGAGAACCCGGCGGTCAACATGGTCTACCGTGGCGCGCCGTGGGAGACGTTCATGCGCGACGGGATCAAGCGGCTCATGGACTGCGACATTCTCGCGTTGCTCCCTGGGTGGGAGCGTTCTCGCGGCGCGAACATCGAGCGCAACCTCGCTATCACCCTCGGCATGCACGTCGTCGACGCCGAGGCGCTCCCCGCGCCCGACTTCGTCTGCAAGTGCCGCGCAATTCAGTTCACCTGCTGCTCCGTACCGAGTGACAACGATCCGTTCGTCTGCCGTCGCCTGGCCGACATGCCGGCATACCTCTCCCCGGAGGATCAACTGGCAAACGCACGCCAGGCGCTCGAAAAGATCGCCGCACTCACCGACGTCTCTACCGGCGGTATCGGTATGGACGTGCTCAAGATCGCCAAGCAAGCCCTTTCCAACTGATCAGCGCCAGCAGGCGAGAGGTATTCCTTATGTCCGCAGAAAAGCCGCGGGAGCGGCCAATCCTGTTCAACGACCAGATGGTCCGAGCCATCCTGGAAGGCCGGAAGACGGTGACGCGACGCGCCGTAAAGGGCTTGCAGATACCAACCGAGGACAAAACCACGCCTCACGAGGGCCTCCGCTGGAGTGCGCTCGGCCAGCGCCACCTGCGCTACGGGTTCAACGTGTTCGGATCCACGGAGGAGGAATGCGCGCATGAGCTTGCTCGGTGCGGGGTCTGCCCTTTCGGGAAGCCCGGCGACCGGCTGTGGGTGCGCGAGACCTTCGCCGACATTGGATGCCGTCTCACCTTCCGCGCCGATCTCGAAGACGGGGCTCACTGTTCCGTCACACGCTGGACCCCATCGCTGCACATGCCACGCTGGGCCTCCCGCATCCTGCTGGAGATCACCGCTGTTCGCGTCGAGCGCCTCCAACAAATCACCATAGGCGAGATATGTAAGGAAGGCCTCGCGCGCTCAATGTATGAGTTTATCCCCGTGACTACTGCGTTCGATGCCTTCGCCGAACTGTGGAACTCCACCGGTGGCGACTGGGACGCCAACCCCTGGGTCTGGGTCATCGAGTTCAAGCGGGTGACGCCGTGAACGCTCCCATCTACTGCCGCACAACAGGCCAGCGCATCGGGCAATGCAATTGCATCCGGTGCCGGCCTCCTGAGGAAACGCCATGCCGGGCGCCTACTACAACGAATTCGACCCATATGCCGCTCAGTGGCTTCGAAACCTGATCGCCGCCGGCCACATAGCACCTGGCGACGTCGACGAACGATCGATCGAGGATGTTCACCCAGATGACCTCAAGCACTACACACAATGCCACTTCTTCGCGGGAATCGGCGTCTGGTCGCTCGCCCTTCGGCGCTCCGGCTGGCCAGATGATCGACCTGTTTGGACCGGTTCCTGTCCTTGCCAACCTTACTCCAAGGCAGGCAAGAGACTTGGGTTTGCTGATCCACGACACCTCTGGCCGTCATGGAGCCATCTCATCAGAGAGCGGCGCCCTGCAGAGTTGTTTGGCGAGCAGTCTCCTGAAGCGCTTGTCCATGGCTGGTTTGATCTCGTCCTGGGCGACCTTGAAGAAGCTGGATACGCCGCTGGGGCGATACATTTTGCAGCTGCCTCATGCGGGGAGCCGATCCTCAGGAAGCGGGTCTACTTTGCTGCCAAGCATCTCGGCGAGGGAGCACAAGGACAGCAGTCGCGCAGAAGTCCTTGCCAGGCTGGACCGCGGAGATGGCGTGGCGAAGCGGATCTGCGCGCTATCGCAGACTCTCCGCTCCAGCCCGGAGATCGTTGGCCTCAGCCCATCGTTCGCAGCATGGACCATGGCTATTCCGGTCGAATGGGTGCTCTGCATGCCATCGGAAACGCCCTCAATGCTGAAGCGGCGACGCAGTTCATAGCCGCATACCTCGACGCTACCTCATAGCGAGGAACCCCCATGGAATCCCTCAACCTGACCGCGCTGTTCCTGGACGGCGAGGATGGCCAGCGCCTGGCCGAGGTCAACGGCCTCCCACGCCTCGGCGCCCCGCTCTCCTCCTCTCAACTGCGCCAGCTCGCACGCCAGCTCAACGAGATCGCAAACGACGCAGACCAGGACGCAACTGGTTTGCACACATACGCAGCGCCACCGTATGGAGCCTGCCCATCATGCCATTCGACGAAAGCCCCGCAGTCCGCCGCATAAACGCCCTCTACCCCTCTAACGCGCCAGCCCGCTACCTGCACATTCCCACCGGCATTCACTGGGTCGTCATCGACAGCCTGGGTGAGGTCATTCAACTCGAAAACATCGAGCGCCGGCGCCGACTGATAACCGTTTCTGACCTCGAAACCGAGGCCTGGAGAAAGCTCCCATGACCAAAGCAAATGAATGCACCTGCCCTTCCGGAGACGGCTCCCTCCGCCATCCGTGCCCGGCACATCCTGCGGTAGAGCAGGCAGGTACAAACGTCGGGCATGGGCACGTCTTCCCACGTGCTGACGGAGTGAAGATGCGGTGCGGCGGCCCTGCGCTTTGCTC